AGCCTGTCATTTACGAAGCATCCTGTCACAAATGATGTGACTGTGCTGAAAAATGAAGATGCAATCAAGAAATCAGTCGTAAATTTATGTCGAACACGTATAAATGAGAGATTTTTTAACGATCTATTGGGTACATCAATCGAAGATTCGTTATTTGAGACGAATTTGAATGACATTGCATCATTTTTAGAGAGAGAAATCTCTACTCTACTTAAAAATTTTGAACCAAGAATAAATTTAACAAATGTTATTGTTGATTCTTTGGTCGATTCATATGAATTACAGATAAGAATTGAGTATGAGATCACTGGATTATCATTTCCGACACAAAATATCGAATTTTTACTTCAACCGACTAGGATATAATGTCATTTACACAGTTTACAAACCTAGATTTTAACACTTTAAGGGCTCAGATTAAGGATTATTTGAGATCAAACTCAAATTTCTCTGATTTTGACTTTGAGGGATCTAACTTTTCTATATTAATAGACACTTTAGCATATAACTCCTATATAACTGCTTATAATACGAATATGGCTGTCAATGAGTCATTCATTGATAGTGCGACTCTACGTGAAAATGTCGTATCATTAGCAAGAAACATTGGTTATGTGCCAAGATCAATTAAATCATCAGTTGCAAGGATAAGTTTTACTGTTGATGTGTCAACAGTGAATGCAAAACAAGTTAAGTTAAATGCAGGTTTAGTTGCATTAGGGTCAGTTGCAGGTGGAGATTATATATTTTCAATACCAGAAGACATTACAGTAACACCGAACAGTAGTGGAATTGCAAGTTTTGATAATATTTCAATATTTGAAGGAAATTATATAACTAACACTTTTGTTGTGGATAGTTCACAAACAAATCAAAGGTTTATTCTACCAAATTCAAATATTGATACTTCTTCAATTAGAGTGGATGTAACTGAAGGGCAAGGGCAAGACGCTACAACCGTTCAATATAATGCATATACTAATATATTTGACGTAAATGCAACATCTAGACTTTTCTTAGTTCAAGAGGTCAATGACGAAAAATATCAAATAATGTTTGGTGATAATGTTTTAGGAAGAAAACCAGCCAATGGGGCGATAATTAAAGTATCCTACATTGTAACAAGTGGAAATAATGGAAATGGTGCTGCTAATTTTAATTTTTCTGGAAGATTAACATATCTTTTTAGTGGAGTTGATGTTGATGTTACAAGTGGTATATCGCTTATATCAACCATACAATCATCTGAGAATGGTGATTCAATTGAATCTGTTGATAATGTTAAATATCTTGCTCCAAGAGTCTATGCATCGCAATACAGAGCAGTTACACCTAATGATTATAAGAGTCTAATACCATTTTTATATCCAAATATTGACTCAGTAAGTGCTTATGGTGGTGAAGAACTTGATCCACCAGAGTTTGGTAAGGTTTATATCACAGTTAAACCAAAAAATGGTGAATTTTTATCTGCTGTGGCAAAAGATTCAATCAAAAATGATTTAAAAAAGTATACAGTAGCTGGAATTAAGCAAGAATTTTTAGATTTAATGTATTTGTATGTTGAATATGACTCAACTGTCTCTTATGATTCAGGATTTATTGCTGATAAGTTAAATTTACAAACTAGAATTATATCTGCAATTGAAAATTATGCAAAATCTTCAGATATTAACACTTTTGGTGGAAGATTGAAGTATAGTAAGTTACTTTCTCAAATTGATAAGGTTGATACTGGAATAACTTCAAATATTACAACTCTTATTATTAGAAGAAACTTAATTCCAGCATATAATACGATTGCAACCTATGAAGTTTGTTATGGAAACAAGTTTCATGCTGATTTAGAGGGATTTAACATTCGTTCATCTGCATTTAAACTTGAATCTGTTGATGGGGATGTATTTTTAACAGATTTTCCAAATAATGATCAATTAACAGGAATAGTTAAATTTTTTAAAATTGAAAATGGAGTAATTACGTATATAAACAACAATGCAGGTACTGTGGATTACGTAAAAGGTGAAGTAATACTATTTCCAGTGAGTATTTCATCTACAACATTATCAAATCGAATTGAAATTGAAGCAACTCCAGAGTCAAATGATATTGTCGCAAAAGAGAACCTTTATATTGTGCTAGATACTACAGGAAATAGTAAATTAAACCTATTAGAGGATGTTCTTGTTTCTGGTTCAAATATATCAGGAACTAACTACATGCCACCCTCTAGTTTTATTAGTAATAAAAAATATACAAGATAAGAAATGTCTGATAAAAAAGTCAAAATTTCAAATATTCTGGGAAGTCAAATACCAGACTTTATACAAGCAGATAATCCACTTTTTAAAGAGTTTTTAACTCAGTATTATGAGTCAGAGGAACGTGAGTATGGTACAACATATTTAGCTGATCATATTGCATCACTTAAAAAGATATCTACTGTTGCAGACATTTCTTTAGTTGAAAAACAAACAATTCCTGCACCAAACAGCACAATACCAGAATCACCAGTTATTTTATCATCTTTAATTTATGCGTATGATGATATTATTAATGTAAATCAAACCACTGGTTTTCCAGAAAAGTATGGTCTTTTAAAAATAGATAATGAAATAATCACATATACAGGAAAAACTGAAACTTCATTTACAGGATGTATTAGAGGATTTAGTGGCATCTCTGAAATTAAAACTGCTGGTAATCCTGAGTTTTTAACATTTAGTGATACAAATGCATCAGCACACGTTGCCAATTCTTCAGTAGTTAACCTCAGTTTTCTTTTTGTAGTTGAATTTTACAAAAAATTTAGAAAAAACTTTTTACCTGGTTTAGAAGGAAGAAGTTTTTCTTACGGTTTGAATGTAGAAAATATTTTATCAAGAGCAAGAGACTTTTACAGTTCAAAGGGGACAGATGTATCTCTACAAATACTTTTCCAAGTTCTTTATGGTCAACAAGTTGAAATTATCAAACCTTTTGATCAAACAATTATGCCATCAGAGGCTGAGTGGGACGTAACTGATGATATTGTAGTTGAAGTTCTTTCTGGAGATCCCTTAAATCTTGTTGGAGTTAAAATATATCAAGATTCTTTTACTAATCCAACTGCAAGTGGTGCAGTTTCAAACGTAACCACAAAATTTTTAGGAAATACCAAATATTATCAAATATCTTTTTCAAAAGGAACAATTCAAGATAAATTTAATGTTTCGACAAAAACAAAGGTAGTTGGTACAGCTTCAACAACAGAAGTTCTTACAGTTGATTCTACTATCGGATTTGGAGCAACAGGTAATTTTTATTATCCAGATGCAGATAATGTTTATACATTGGCAGAATATACATCTAAGTCAAGTAATCAATTTTTTGGATGTACAGGTATATCAAGACTTTTAACAGAATCTGATCCAGTTATTGATACTAATTTTGTATATGGTTATGAAGATAATGACTTAACAAAAATCTGTATAATGAGAATAACTGGATCTATTTCTGGTGCAGCAGATAATGTTAATATTACTAAGTATTTTGATCTAGATGATTCCATTCGAGTAAAACATTTAGGTGAAAAGTATGATGTATCTGATAATAAATTTAATACTTGGTTTTATAATAATCTCTCATATGTTGATGTTCAACAACATCAAGCTGGATCATCTACTTTTACAACTTTAACAGAGCATTTTTTAAAAATTGGAGATAAAGTTGATATTATATACAAAGATACAAAAGGATTAATTATACAAGATGCTATTATTGATGATGTTTACTCACCAACTCGTTTTTTAATTACTGGTGGAACCTCATTAGGATCTATAGTTTTTGGTGATTATATTATCAAAAAGAAATTAAATTATGCTTCATCAAATTTTGGTATAACTTCTCTATTATCAAATATACAAAATTCATTTTCTGATACTGATAAAAATACATATGTGGCATTTACAGGATATCCATCTTTTGATACTCAAACTACAAATAGATCAAAATCGATTGCATCATCAGGTATTAGTACAAATGCAAGCACAATTACAATAGTTGACCACAACTTTATTAATGGTGAAAGAATTTATATGTCAATTTCTTCTGATTCTGGAATCAGTGGTAGTAAGAGTGGGTATTTTTATGTGAATGTCATTGATAATAATACTATAAGATTAGCGTTAAACCCTTCAAATCTTTATAGAAATACATTTGAAGAAATTAAGTATAACGGTGTAGGATCTGGTACACATACTTTAACACCAGCAAATCTTTATGATGGTGGGCAATTAACAAATCAAAATCATTTTAAAAGAATTTTTAAAACTCCTCAGATATCAAAAGGTAATTCAAATATTAGTGGGCCAGTTGGAGTATCATTGAATGGAATCGAATATCATTCACCAATTTCTGAAGATTCAGTTTTTTATGGGCAACTTGATTATATTGAAGTTTTAAATTCTGGAAAAGATTTTAATGTAGTTAATGCACCAACACTATCAATCACAGACGACACTGGAAGCGGTTGTGAGGCATACGCAAACTTTTCTGGTAGTTTATCTGAGATAATAGTAAATGAGGGTGGATTTGACTATTCTGAAGTGCCTTCTGTTAGTATTATAGGTGGAAATGGAACTGGTGCAATCTGTGAAGCAAAGATGCGAGGATTTACTCATAGTAAAACTTTTACTGACTTTGATGTAAATTTAACTGATAACACAATCGTAGGAGAACATAGATTTTTAGATGGAGAAGAAGTAACATATATCGCTACAGGAACACCAATCGGAATTACAACTGGAGTTAATGTTGGTTTCTCTACAGATTTATTATCTTCTGGAAGTAATTATTTTGTTGCTAAAATTACTAACAACTCATTTAAATTAGCAATTACTAAAAAAAGAGCATTAACAAAAACCAGTTTAATAGATCTTCGTACGTTCGGAAATAAAAGTCATACTTTTAGATCAAATAAAAATAGACAAATAATTGATAGGATCATAGTTAAAGAATCAGGATCTTCATATTCAAATCGTAAAGTTTTAGTATCATCACAACAATATCCTACTCCAGACAGAAAAGATTTATTTAAAACATTCGTTGGTATAAACACTTTTAATAATTACATATATGCAAAAAATCATAACTTTAGTAATGGAGATGTATTAGAATATAGTTGCAGTGGAACTGTTATTTCTGGATTATCGGTATCTACAGTTTATAAAGTAACAGTTATTGATAACGATAAATTTAAGTTAAGTGATGCAGGAACAGCAACAACTGTAACTAACACAAATTACGATAGAAAAATATATGTTGACTTGAATAGTGTTGGTGTTGGAATTCATACATTTAAATATCCAGACATTGAAGTTAAAATAGAGGGTAAAGTTTCTGTTGGTTCAACCACAGTTATACCTGATTATTATAAATCATCAGCAAAAGCAATAGTGAAAGGTGGTTTATCAAATATTTTTGTAAAAGATGGAGGAGTCGGATATGGGGTTACAAATATAGTTAATTATCTTCGTAGACCTGTAATTAAATTATTAACTGGAAGAGATGGATTTATAAGTCCAATTATTTCAGAGGGAAAAATAACTGATGTTGATATTTTAAATTCTGGATCAGAGTATACCACACCTCCAGAATTAGAGGTTGTTGGGGTTGGAGGAACAACTGGAACAGTTGGACAATTTGCTAAATTAGAGTCCGTAGTATCGGGAGGAAAGATAACAGATGTTAATATAATTTCTGAAGGAACAGGATATGATACTAATAATACAATCATAAAAGTAACTCCAGCTGGATCAGATTCTATTATCGGATCTCAAGTGCATGAATGGAAAATAAACTCTGTAGAACGATACAATCATGTAATAGATCAAAATAATTCTGAACTTGTTCAAGTAAGAGCAATATCACTGACAAATAATAACAAAATATGTTCATTCTACCCAGTTAAAAAATATCGTCGCTTACTTAGAGATAATATTGATTCTAATTTTGTTGAATCAACTGATAATCATTCTAAAATAGTTGGATGGGCATATGATGGTAATCCAATTTATGGCCCAGTAAGTGAAAACAAATCTGGAATTACAACATTTATGCAGTCTAGTTATGAATTGGATATTATCGGTAATACTTCGTTAAGACCATTATATCAGAGTGGATATTTTGTACAAGATTATGTTTATAAAGAAAGTGGTGATTTAGATGAATATAACGGTAAATTTGTAAAAAATAGTGATTTCCCAAACGGGACATACGCTTATTTTTCAACAATAGACAATTCTACAAAAAATCCATCATTCCCATATATAACATTTTTACATCGTAATGCTACAGATAATTTTAATTATGATATAACAAAGGTTCAATCGGATAAAATTTTAAACACTGGAGATTATAAGAGAAATGTAACTCATTTGGGTTTGAATGACACTTTTAGAAGATATCCACTACTTGAGGATTCATTAAATTCAAAAGCAAAAATAAAAGTTGATGGTATTGATTCATCAACAATAACAACAATTACTGTTAATGAATCTGGAACAGGTTATAAAGTAAATGATAAGTTAAACTTTAATGACCCAACTATAACTGCTAGTGTTGATCAAATTATCGGACAACCTCTAGTTTCAGTAGCAACTACAAATACCATAGTTGATAACTTAAGATTTTCTATACTTGATGGTGAAGTAACTGGTGTTTCTACTATTCCACATGGACTCTCTGGTGGAGATGTAGTTGAAATATCTGGAATATCATCAATTACATATAAAAACATAGAGGGAGTTAGAACAATTGGACTATCAACAGTAACAACTGGGTTATCTGAAAATATTGGAAATCTTGCTGCTACTGGAATTACAACATTCATAGCTTTCTTAGATCCTACTGTTAATAGAAAATTTAATATTAATGATGTAGTTCAAATTAATTCAGAACAATTTTTAATTATTGATCATGATGATGTTAATAACAAATATAGACTTAGAAGGGGACATAATTCAACAACCATTGCAAATTCACACACTTCTGGTGCATTAGTTACTAGGTTAGAAACTGAATTCACATATTCAGTTCCTAAAAAAATTGAAAATAAAAATTTAGAGTTATCTAAAGTAAAATATTTTGAGGCAGCAAAATCAGTTGGTATTGGAAGCACTACTACGAATGTTGTAGTTGGGTTTGCAGGAAGCACAGCAGTTAACAAATCAATTCCACCTAGAGCAATATATTTACCAAATCATCCTTTCCAAAATGGAGATGAAGTAACCTTAGTTTCAATTGGATCTACTATTAGAGCAGCTAAAACTGCAAGTTTAGCAAATGATTTTGATTTGGCAGATTTCGATAAACTTTATTGCCTTAGACTGAATAATTTGTATGTTGGATTAGCAACTGAAAAAGTTGGATTTAGCACAAATACAGTATTCTTTACATCAGTTTTAACTGTTGGTGGAGATGATAATAAGATCGAGACAATTACAGATAACCTAACTGGGTCATTAAGAAGAGTAAATGGAACTGTTACTGTTGCAACTGCTACAACTATAGGTCAACAACACGGAATGTCTGTTGGTGATGATTTTGAATTACATATAAAATCTGATAAAACACAAACTTTTGATTTAAGATATAATGAAAATATTAGAAAGTTAGTTGTAAATCCAACATCATTTACAGATTCAGCAATCGGAATTGGAACAACAGTATCAAAAATAACAATCAGTGATCATGAATTTGAAACTGGTGATTTAATTGTATATAATTCAACGACTCCAGCCACTCCTTTAATTGATAACGGAGTGTATTATGTTGTAAAAGATTCAAGAGATACGATAAGATTAGCAGAAAATGCTTATGATTTATCAGTATTTCCATATAATTATATTGGGATTGGAACTACTGGTGGAACAAACCATCAAATATCCAAAATAAATCCAAAATTATCTTTATATAAAAATAATACAATTGAATTTTTAACTTCTGATTCGAGTTTAGATGATTTCAGTCTAGAATTTTATGAAGATCAAAACTTTAAATCAAAATATAATAATGATTTAATTACTCAAACTGACGTTAAGACAACTATATCCGTTGGAGATTCATTAGCAACTGAATTTTATTACAGAGTTGAAGGAAAAAATACAAATGTAATTAAAACTTTATCATTTGCTGTAGATGAAAGAGTTCCAAATTATTCACAAATATTAATAGTTGATTCTAAATTTAATAAAGAATTTAAAGTAACAGGAATTGGAACAAATGTATTTAAATTTAATCCAGCTGAAATCGCTGAAACTAATTCATATACATCTACAGGAATCTCCTCTGCATTCTATTCAACTAGATCTTTAGGAGAAACTGGTGGAATACATTCAATAAATGTTTTAAATAGAGGATTTAATGTTGACACACTTCCAATAATTACATCAATCGGAACTACTGATGGAAAAAATGCTGTATTGACTGTAGAGACAAACAATATAGGAAGTGTTAATAGCACTCAAGTGTTTGAACAAGGATTAGAATTTTCTCCAGATCATACTCTAAAACCAAAAGCAGATAGCAATGTTATCCTAGAGTTAAAAGATATATTCACACTTAAAAGTATAGGAATTGTTACTGGAGGAACTAACTATACAAGTCCACCAAAAGTAATTGCAATCGGAAAACCAAATATAGTTGCACAAACTACTTTAAATGGAACTTCAGTTAATAAGGTTCAAATTTTAACTAATGATAGTGGATTATCTAAAGATCTTAGAATTGTTCCAACAATAAACTCAAATGGAGTTGTAGTTACTGGAGCAACTACTGATAGTAATAAAACAGTTACTTTAAGTTTAAGAGCTCCAAACCCAGAGACTGGATCAGACAGTGGATTCTTTAATCAGGGAGGAAGTTTCCCATTTGCAATAAAAGATGAGATATTTGTTGAAAATATTAAAACTACTGATGGTAATGACGGATATAATTCTAGTGCTTACGACTATGCTTACTTTACGGTCACTGGTATTGTTACCACTGGTGGACAGGAATCTGTAAGTTACTCTCTAGTTGGACTTGGAACTACAGGAGGAACATATCAGCAAGAAAATAACTTTGGTCGAGTTATCAAAAAAACTGATCTTGCAGAATTTGCACCTGAATTTGAAAAATCATCTTTCTTTGAAAATGAAATAGTAGAAGTTGTTGGTAAAAATATTTCAGGAACAGTTGCAGAAAATGGTTGGGATCCAATATCACAAACATTAAAGGTGTTTAATGTTAATGGAGATTTCACTAAGGAAGATTCTATTGTAGGCACAATCAGTAATAATAAAGCAACTGTAACGAATCAATTTAAATTTGATTTTGATTTAAATGTAGATGCAACAGCAAATATTTTAAATAATTGGAAAACTGATGTAGGTAAATTAAATTTAGATATCCAAAGATTACATGATAATGATTACTATCAAAGATTTTCATACTCTGTTAAAGGTGATGTTCCGTTTACTACTTGGAAAGAGGCAGTTGATAGTTTAGATCACGTGGCTGGATTTAAAAATTTCTGTAATTTGGGAATAGGATCAACTGCACAACATATTTTAAATTCAGATGGTGAACTTGCTTTAGAAGTTGATATTGATGAAGAAGCATCAGTCCATGAAAAATTCTATTATGATATGGTTAGTGAGGACACTGAAGATCCAAACTTATCAAAATTAGTTGTGTTTGATTCTAAGATAATAACTGATTACAATGAATCCAGAACGAATAAAGTTCTTCTAATAGATGATATAAGTTCTCAATTTACAGGAATAGTCACCACTACTGGTGGTGGAGTTGTGGGTGTTAGTAGTTTTAATTTATTTACTAGTGGAGATACTTTATTCCATAGAGGATTTAATCCATCTTCAGGTATATCAACTGATACTCATCAACTTACAATACCAAAACATAATTTTAATACAGGTGAAAGATTAATTTATAAACCACAATCTGGACAATCAGCAATTGGAATTGCAAGCACTGATGTTCCTGGTATTGGTGTCACTACATTATTACCATCAAGTATTTTCGCAATAAAAATTGATTCAGACATAATACAGGTTGCCACTGCTGCTAGTTTTGCAAATGCTGGAACTGCAGTATCATTTACAAGTATAACAGGTATTGGAACTAATCACACATTGTCAGTTCCTCCAGATGATGCTACTATTAGAACTTTAATTAGTATTGATAATATAATTCAAAGTCCTGTAGGAGTAACAACAGTTATATCTGTTGGATTATCAACCGAAGTTGGAATATCAACTGACACTATCTTTTTAAATGATGTATCTGAAATTGCAGGTAAATCTTTACTTAGAATTGAAGATGAAATAGTTAAAGTTAACTTAGTTGGTGTAGGATCTACCAATTCTTTAAACATTGTGAGAGGTGAAATGGGATCAGTTGCTGCGGCACATACCGTTGGAGCAGCAGTTACAGTGTTAAAAGGTGATTATAGAATTAAGGAGGGGAGAATATATTTCTCTGAAGCACCTTATGGGCCAACAGGAAGTACAGGAATTACAACATTTTCTACTTTTAATGGAAGAGCATATTATAGATTAAATTACAACACTAATAAAATTATAGATGACATATCAGATAGATTTGATGGGTCTACTGATAAATTTAACTTAACAACTAGTGGAACACAATTAACTGGTATTAATACTAGTTTTGGTGTAGTTTTGATTAATAATATATTCCAAAGACCTTTCTATGGTGACGTTGGTGACATTAACCAATCTGATTATCAAATTGTAGGAACAGGACAAACTATTGATTTTACAGGATCACCAGTAAATAAAGATTTACCTAGAGGTGGAATTATAAATGAATTTGATGTCGGAATAGGTAGTGGATATCAAGTTCCTAGAAAAGCATTATTCAATGCAGTAGTATCAGCAACTGGAACAATACAATCAGTTGGTATCGTAACTGGTGGTGCTGGATATATATCTCCACCACTTATTTCAATTGCATCAACTACAGGATCTGGTGCTGTTATTGCAGCATCTATAACAGCAGGTATAGTAACAGCTGTAAGTATTACAAATCCTGGTAGTGGTTACACCTCTTCAGGTATTTCCACAAGTTTAAACTTTGTGACTGCTCCTTTACCAAGTCCATATACAAATATTCCGTTAAATGGTGGAAGTGGATCTGGTGCAAAAATAGATGTTGTAGTAGGAACTGGTGGTAGCATCATATCTTTTGATATGGCAGATCGTGGTATTGGTTATGAAATCGGAGATAATTTAGAGTTGACTACTTTACCTTTCCAAGTTGGAATTGGAACAAGTGTATTCAATATAACAATTAAAAATAAATTCCAAGATAAATTTGCAGGTTGGTGTTTTGGACAACTATTAGAACTTGATGATTTCAGTGCACAATTCAATGGTTTCAGAAAATCATTCCTCATTACTCGCACAGTAACAAATAAAGAATACTATAGTATAGTTGCCCAAAAGGGATCAGGTGTCATATTAAAAAATAATCTACTTATATTCATAAATGATATTTTACAAAAACCAGATAAAGACTACGAATTTGCAGGTGGAACAAGAATATCATTCAAAGAGGCACCAAAGGCAGGCAGTAAATTTAAAATGTATTTCTATACTGGTTCAACTGATGATTTTGTTGAGGTTGATGTTGATGAAAGTGTAAAACCAGGTGATGAATTAAGATTACAATATTCTGATAGAATATCTGAACAAGATAATAGAATAGTTTATGAATTGATCGCATCAGACACAGTTGAAACAACTACTTACGGTGGAGTTGGAATATCAACTGATGCTGACTTTAAGAGACCAACAATGTGGAGGAAGCAAACAAAAGACTTAATTATTGATGGGGTAAAAATATCAAAAGAGAGAAACTATCTTGAACCACAAATACTACCCACAACAGGTATTATAAAGTCAATTGCTCCAACAGACACTAAAATCTATGTAAAAGATACTTGGTTATTCAAACAGGTTGATAATTTGGGACAAACTAAGAATGATATAAACATTGTAGGTTTGGGAACAACAGCAGTTGTTGAAAAGATTGAAAAAGTAACCTATGCTGGTGATTATGGTATTGTGGTGGGGATTGGAACAAGTGCTGTTGGCATCAATACAACTGGCCCTGCTATATTCTTTGAAATTAAACCAGATCCTACAATATTCTCATCAAGTCCAAGTGGAAACCAAATTCAAAAATCAGGAATATCAACTGGTGATTACTTTGTGGTAAAAAATACATTTATTGGTGATGGTGTCACTGGAATTAAAACTACATCTTCTGGCCCAGAAACTGTTGGTGTTGGAAATACATTCTTAGATAATGTGTATTTTGCCGAACATTTTGTTTCTGTCGGGTCTTCTATAACAAGAGTTTTTGCAAATGTTAATACAATCACAGGAATAAACACAACAGGATTGTCAACACACTTCAAGTTTGGAACTTATAGTTGGGGATCAATTGGTATTTCTAGAAATGCTAATTCAAAGGCATTTACCTTCCATAATCAAAATGGAGTGGTTGGAATCGAAACATCTGCCCAAGTGATAAGAACTTTACCCATGAAAACACTTTATACATAAGAGGTATAAATAATCAAAAAAATGTAAGTATCAATGCCAGCAATAATCACTGACCAATATCGTATATTAAATGCAGAAACTTTTGTAGACAGTTTTTCAGGTATTGGCACAAATAGAATTAATAACTATTATAGTTTTTTAGGACACCCAAATCCAAAAAATACAGATGTTAAAAATTATGGAGATTCTGGTTGGGGTAATCCTGTCCCAAATCCCATAGATGCATTTGACCAAGAGAATTTTTATTATGATAGTATGCTTTTTTTAAAAAAAGTAACTCCTAATGATGTTAGAAGAGTAGTTCCAAGACTTGATTGGCAAACTGGAACAACATATGAGATGTATAGAAATAATTATTCCTCAAGCAACAGAACACCACAAACCAAATCAACTACTTTATATGGATCTCAGTATTTTGTAGTAAATTCAGAATTTAATGTATATTTGTGTATTAATAATGGTTCTAACCCAGATAATCCAAATGGCCAAAAATCATTATTTGAACCAACTCATACTAATACTGTTCCTCAAGAAGCTGGAAATGGTTCTGACGGTTATCTTTGGAAATACTTGTTTACCATTTCACCATCAGATATAGTTAAGTTTGTAACTACTACATATATACCTCTACCAAAAAAATGGGGCGATACATCTACTAAAACTATAAAAGATGCATCTGTTGATGGAAAAATTGAAACTATAGTCATAAAAAATGGTGGATCTGGTTACAGTATTGACGATAATGGGACAACTACAAACACAGATACGATTTCTGGTATTCCAATCACTGGAGA